AAATCTCAGGAGATGCCCAACAAAAGGGTGAAAAACCTGCTGAGAAACCTAAAAAACTCGCCGCCGGTGACCAGATTGATCACGATGGAGAAGAATTGGATGAAAAATCCAAGAAAGAAGAATTCCCCAAAGATATGATCAAGAAGGGCAAAGAAAAAGACAGTGACGAGGAAGAAGACGAAGATGAAGATCAAGAAGCAGTAGAAAACGCTAAAAAAGAAGCGGTTGAACTACGCATTAAAGAGATTGACGTTTCAGAAGACGTTAGCGCTCTTGTTTCTGGAGACGACTCATTGTCTGAAGAGTTTAAAGAGAAAGCATCTACGATCTTTGAAGCTGCTGTTAAGACAAGAGTACGTTCAGAAGTTGAACGTATTGTTGACGAAGTTGCAGAAGATAAGAAAAATGAAATGGATACTTTCAAAGACGAATTAACTGAAAAAGTAGACACTTATCTCAACTATGTTGTTGAAGAGTGGAGTAAAGAAAACGAACTTGCCATTGAGCGTGGTCTTAAAGGCGAGATTGCAGAAGACTTCATTTCTGGTCTACAACAGTTATTCCAAGATCACTACATTGATGTTCCAGACGAAAAATATGACGTTCTAGAATCTCAAAGTGAAAAAATTTCCGAACTAGAGGATCGTTTAAATGAAGAGATTCAAAAGAATGTCGAAGTTAAAGAAGCGAATTCAGAACTAGTTAGGGAACAGGTTATTTCCGAGGTTTCTGAGGATTTGGCCGATACTGAAGTTGAAAAGTTTAAAACATTGACTTCTGACCTTGAGTTTTCCAATGAAGATACCTTCAAAGAAAAACTTAATACAATTAAGGAAAACTATTTCCCTAAAGTTAAGGTTGAAGAAAATGTTTCAGATGATGAAACTGATGGCTCCGCACAGGACATTGTTACAAGTTCTAGCATGAAACATTATATGACTGCTATTTCACGTAACAAGGCACGTGCTAGTTAATAATTTTATAAATAGATGTAAATAATATAAGTAAAGGAGAAACAAAAATGTTTCAGACAGAACATCTACAGGAAAAGTGGCAGCCAGTCCTAGAACACCCCGATCTACCAAAGATTGAGGATTCTTACAAGCGAGCTGTTACCACTCTTATCCTCGAAAACCAAGAAGCTGCTTTAAAGGAAGACAATAAATTCCTTTCAGAGACAGCTCCTGTTAACGCTATGTCAGGCGGACAGATGGACACATGGGACCCAATTCTCATATCCTTAGTTCGCCGTGCAATGCCTAACCTCATTGCTTATGACGTTTGCGGTGTGCAACCAATGACAGGTCCAACTGGACTTATCTTTGCAATGCGCTCCTCGTTTACGTCACAGGACGGTGCTGAAGCCCTTATGGACGAAGCAATGCCTGATATTTCCAACCAGAACGCTGCCGGTACTATCGGTGGTGGTGATGTTGGTGCAACTGAAGTTAACCCTGCTGTTCTTAACGACAGTCCTTCTGCTGGAACTTATGTTTCTGCAACAGGTATGACCACTGCTCAGGCAGAGGCACTGGGTGATTCTGCTGCGAACTCTTTCGCACAGATGGCTTTCAGTATCGAAAAATCAACGGTTACTGCGGTTTCACGTGCCCTCAAAGCTGAGTACACAATGGAACTTGCTCAGGACTTGAAAGCAATTCATGGTCTTGACGCAGAAACAGAACTTGCGAATATCCTAAGTTCTGAAATTCTTGCAGAAATCAACCGTGAAGTTGTTCGTTCACTTTATGTGACTGCCGTTAAAGGTGCTCAGGTAAATACGACAACTGCTGGTATTTTCGATCTAGACACCGACTCAAATGGTCGTTGGTCTGTTGAAAAATTCAAAGGTCTTATGTTCGCAATCGAACGTGATGCCAATGCAATTGGTCAGCAAACTCGTAGAGGGAAAGGTAACATGTTGATTGTATCAGCAGACGTTGCTTCCGCTCTACAAATGGCTGGTGTACTTGATTATACGCCTGCTCTAAATAACAATCTTAATGTTGATGACACCTCGACAACTTTTGCTGGTGTTATGAACGGACGTTTCAAGGTCTATGTTGATCCTTATTCTGCTAACGTAGCTGCTTCTCAGTACTATGTTTGTGGTTATAAAGGTACATCGCCTTATGACGCTGGATTCTTCTACTGCCCATATGTGCCTCTTCAGATGGTACGTGCGGTTGGTGAAAGTTCT